ATACCTCTGAAAGATGGGTGGCTTTCTGGAGCTACAGGCTCGTTGATCCGCGTCAGGGCAAGATTGAAGGCATCCTCATCCTTCTCGATTCCGAGAGCCCGACGTTTAAGGACTCGTGCAGCAGCCAGAGTGGATCCACCTCCGCAGCAGGGATCGAGAACAACGTCACCAGGGAGCGTCGAGGCGTTAATAAGCTCAGACAATAGCTCGATGGGCTTTTCCGCTGCGTATTCGCGGTCTTCACGATGGACACGGGGGAAGGAGAGGATGTCGACGGGGGACTGAATAAGACCACGCTGACCCTTCGTCGCGAAGAAGATGAGGTCATATGTTCTCCTGAAGCCCGAGCGCCCCCAGGGGGCTAGGCCTTCTGACTTGCTTTTCTGCCAGAGGATGGGGGTACGGAAGGGCGTCCATCCAGCCTGAAGGGAGGTTTGGGTTATCCAGGCCCAGAGGTCGATGTCGGAGAAGAGGAAGAGGTTGGCGCGGGGCTTGGCAACTCGGAACCCTTCAATGAGGATATGCTGGATGACAGTTCTTGCAGCTTCTGGAGAGTCGTCGTAATTATGGTGGAGAATTGTTCGAGTACGTGCGCCGGGACTGCCTGCCTCATTTCCATAGGGAGGGTCAGCGAGAATGAGGTCGAAAGTTCCAGCTTCAAGTGAGGGAAGGATTTCGACCAAATCACCTCTTCGGACTGTAACTTCGGGGGGAGCGCTCTGCGTTTGTTGGGAGCGGAGGAGAAGCTGCGCTGCATAGGCTTTTTCTTCCCTATCAAGGATAAGTTGGAAAGCTTCGTTCGCGTTCCGCGAACCTTTGACCGCAGGGTCGTCGAGATGTTTCGCCACGACCGTCGCGGTCGTGATGTTCTTCGCGATCCAGTCGGGGTGGGTAACGGTCCTCGAACCCTCACCAACTCCGATAATGCCTCCAGAGTCAGCAAGTTCTCGAGCGGTAGCAGCGATCGTTTGGGAGGGGTTCTCGGCGGTGCGGAGCGCATGGATCTCTGCTATCGCCTTACATCTGTCCGGCCAGGGGAGATCGGAGCGGATGTAGTTTTCTTCGAACTCCGCTTCGGCGTATTGCGCCGGGGTGAGATCGGAGAGGAAGGTGGCTGGGATTTCTCCGGGCTGAAAGGGTTCGTCGTGATGGAGAAAAATCCCCCCGTCCTCAGCGATTTTAGAAATCGCAGCAAGACGGCCCTCTCCGGCAACAAGGACGTAGGGGAGAGTGGTTCCGTCGTCAGATCGACTAGGACGTACGACGGGGGGATGAAGAAGACCTTTTGAGGATATGCTGTCCCGAAGGGACAGGATGTGGTTTGGGTCATGTTTGGCTCGCTGTCGAAGGGCGATGTGGATTTGATCGCGAGAGATCCGTTTCATGTCTGTGGCCTCCGAAAGGTGGGCTGGTGGGAGCCTCGCAAACTCCCACCAGCCCGAGAGGGCTTGGCGTAAAGGAACCTGAACCGCCTACCCCCTATGTCAGTTTGGTGACTCGAGTGACCTCGGCGTACTTGATTTCAGGATTCTTCTTGTCGGAGTTTTGTTTCACTCGGGCGAGGAAGGGGCCGGCGCCGCGGAGCATTCCGAAGTTCCACGGTTGGGGGCCGTTTTGTCCGACCGCGGCGCGAAGCGCCCCCAGCTTCACATTCTTCCCCTCCGAGGCGTCGAGCTTCCCGTCGGGGGTTAGGTCGAGGAACATCCGGTAGCGCGTCGTGATCTTGTCCCTCTTGATGAGGTCCTTGGCTCGCTGGTCGGTGATCTCGATCGGGACCTCACAGGTGGGAGCGGATTTGTGCTCGCCGGTCTTCCTGTCTTCCCACTCCGCCGTTCCGAACCAGTCCTTGAGTTCACCGTCGGTCGAGACGACAGCTTGCCATTCGCCTTCCGGCGCCTGGGTGATCTGAACGCTCATTGGGCCTTCGGTGGTTTGGTTGATGAAAGCATCGGGATCGAATGTCATGGCTTCATTGCTCCTCCAGCTGTGGTGTATTATTCGACCACGACGCTGGTCAATCGTGGTTGAATCTCGGCCTTACGCCGCAGGTGAGCTTCGACGATGGGACGGAAGTCTGGCTTGAGGCCCGCTGCCACTGGCAGCGCGCGGTTTTTCAAATCCGCCATGCTGTCGGTGGTACTCCAGGTGAAAGCGGCATCGCCTCCACGTTTTGCATAGACGACCTCGGAGAACATCCTTCCAAGACGTGGACCGAGCTTGCGGCCCAGCGCTCCGGGGGTGATGAGGGTACGACCAGAGATCTCTTCAAGCTCCTTATCCACATGGGCCATGAGGGTGAAGAAGCACATTCGATCGGAGGTGATTTTGTGAATGAGCTGTTCCTCGAGGTTCATAGCGATGCCCCATTCGCCCTGATGAGCGGAGGGCTTGAAGCCGACGGTCTGGGCCATTGAGATCATGTTTAGCCCGGAGAGGCCGTCGAAGCAGAAGGCGCGATCTTCGGACCAATTTGTTACATCACCGTACTTCTGCCCTGTCCGATCGCAGGGGAAGTTTTGAATGGATCGTAAAAGCTCCATGTATTGCATCATCTGGAGCTTCCCCACCCCTTGCTTGATTTTTGAAATGTCCTCGTAGGATTGAGCACGAACGACTGTTGCCATTTCCTCGAGGGCATTCCAGCCGGGGGTCACGGGCGCTACTGTGTGCCAGTGGAAGTTTTCGATAGATGCTCCGTGCATTTTGACGGCGTCGATGAGGGCGTCGGGGCCGTTTGGTTCCGTGAACAGCACGAAAACGTCGAGAGGTGGGACGCTAGGGAGAGCGGGAAGGCCGAGCGTGGCGATCGCTGTGGTCTTCCCGCTTCCTGGCGCTCCCATCAGGAGGGTTGATGGGGGCTGGAGGTTCATCTTCAGCCTTTCACGACGCGGATGAGGACGGTCACTTCATCCGCGCCGCCTTCGCTGGCGAGGGTTTCTGTGGCGGTTTGAAGGGCGTTCGCGAGGTTGTCGGGGAGGTCTCCGTCCTCGAAGTATTGAAGGACCTGCGCCGCGGTGAGGGAAACGCTGTGGTCGATGGTCTGGCCTTCTGTGGTCTCAGGCATGGTCGTCTTCTCCTCGTGGTTGAAGGCGTTGAAAGGCGTGACACCTGTATCTTGCATCCGTCACTCCTTCATTGATTCGGGTGGGTTCGTGACAGTATCCAACCCACTCCCCTTGTCGCTGCCAGAACTGACAGGACTCGCAACAATCGAAAGCGGGAATGGGGCGGACGTTTCGTCGATCGGGTTGCGTAGGAGGGGGTTCCATCGCTGGACCTTGAACGTGTCGTGCCAGGCTTCGGGGGAGGAGGACTTGCAGAGGATGTTGAAGGGACAGCCAGAATACATGGTGCAGGCGTCGCCGAGGTTATAGTCGAAATAGTTCTCATCCCATGCACGGCGGATACGCCAGAGATCACGACGAAGTTGTTCATACCAACGGTCGATCTCCCACCTCGCATACATCTTGATCGCCTCGACCTGGCGGATCATCGTCTTGTTGATGATGATGCCTCGGATGACGACAGTGTCGCAATTTATTCCCCCCTGCTGCGCTGCCCAGCAGTAGCCGAGGAATTGAGCACGAAGATCCCATTGCTCGGACCAATTCGAGGCCAGTCGGGAGGATGTTTTTTCGTCCCGGATAACGGGACGGCCGGATTGAGTAAGGACGCCCAGGAGGTCGGCTCGTCCCACATATATAAAAGGGGAGCCGGATGGATGGAGGGGGAAGGATGGGTCGTCGAGAGGGATCGCAAAGCTAAACTCAACAGCAGTCCGACCCCCATACTGCATAGGTTGAACGTGATCGCTTTCGGGGGGATAGACATTCAGATAATCCTCCACGGCGGCCCACATTTGGTCAGGGGTTTTTGCAGTATCTTTGTCAGATTCGAAGGCGCCCCAGGCCCGTGCGAAGTGGCCGTATGCTCGCACGCGGGCGACGGAGGGTGGGACTTTCTCCTCGTGGACGTTGCGGTAGAAGTGCTCGAGGGTGGAGGAGAAAACGGCGCCCGCGTGGAGGTCTATTGATAGTCTGGCGGGGCGGAGGCCGAGGATGAACTCATTTTTGAATTTTTGAAGACATGAGGCTGCCGCGGAGCGCATTGTTGAGTCGATGTGGATGGGGAGCTCGGCTTGGATGATGTCAGACATTTTCTTTGTTCCTTTCAGTCAATGCCGCACCCGATTTTGAGACACAACACCTTTTCGATAGGATCGAATGACTGTTTCCCGTCATCGGTGAGATAGTCTGC